ATGCAGGCTGACTTTGAAAGATTCAAAGAACTAAAAACCACAGAAGAAAAAGAAGCTTTCAAAAAGGAAATGCAGGATAAATATAATAAACTACCGGAAGCCCAAAAGGAAGCCTACAAAAAAGCATCTGAAGCTGGGCTAAAAGCAACGGTAAATGCCTGCAATGATTATATAGAAAGAGCGGAAGAAGCCATATTACGTGATAAACTTGGAGAATTGCCCGAAGCAATCTCATTCAGTTATATTGCAAAGAAATATTTTGGTAAAAGTAGAAACTGGCTATATCAGCGTATTAACGGAAATATAGTCAACGGGAAAAAGGCTCGCTTTACTGACAATGAACTCAAAACGTTCCTGAACGCTTTGAACGATGTTAGCGAAATGATTCATCAGACATCATTAAAAATCAGTTAAGCTCTTATTTGACACCATCCCTGCATTGAGCCGATGCAGGGATTTTTATTGTCTAATCGAAAAATAATTGTATCTTTGCAACATCAAGATAATACGGACATAATTCGGATTATTTTGGTTTGACTTTGGTGAGGGGGTGGTTCCCCTCACTTTTTTTATATCCACGATCGAACTTTTCATTTATATATTAGTACTATCTTATGTAACCCTTCTTGAGAGTTTGTTGATTCGTGTGTTGTTGATAGGAAGGATTACAAAAAAGGCAGCCTAATAAGCTGCCTTTAATTTAAAAGTATTAGTAATATAATCCAAGAAATAAAACACCTTCATTTCCATTCTCGGCATTACCACAGTCAAACAGATAGTCTTTACTATCTTCCAATCTACAATCTTGGGATATTCTCCCTTCTGTATACTCCCCTCTCTGTGTTTCTTTTATAAACTCAATCAAAACATTAGAGGTTTGCTGTTCTGAATTGTAATCCACGATATATGCTTCCATTCTATTTTAGATTATAATTATCTAATAATAACTTTTAATTTTTCTTTTTGTTCAAGTTGATTCATGACCGGATTTAAATCTATCAGAAATCCACAATTATCACATATCAAATTATTATGTTCATCTATATTAGGATTAAAATGAAGACCTATTTTCCTTGCTTCTTCACTTGATATTTGAAAATAAGCATTTACGGTATGCTGTTTACCACATTTCAAGCAACGAGTTCGTACCTCAGCAGACTTAATTTCTTTCTGTGTTGCAGGCTTAGGCAAAGGTAGTTTTATTCCTTTACTATCATTTGTTGCCATCAGAGCTGATTTTGAAAGAAGAGTATCGGCTGTTCGATATATTTTATAGATCGTAGAACTACCAAACATCAATTTCAATACTATTTTTATACGATATACTATATCTGATAATCTATCATCATCTTCCACTCGTTCTATCAGAATAATATCTTTCAAATCTTCTATCTTAATGGAGCGACCATGAGATCTCCATAACCCATGATTGCATAATTTATCAGCCACCTCTTTTGCTCTTGTTTGCTTATACTCTTCAGTAACCTCCTCACCAGAACTTTCTCTTATCGTCCAATTTTTAAATTTATACTGAACTAACCAATTTGAAACTAAATCTTTTGCAAACTCTAAAGCATTCACTATGCCTGATAGTTCTCCAGGAGTAATCTGGGCTATAATTTGTGCATCAACAGGGTTTAAAAACTTATTTTTTAAGGCTTCTGCTCTTTTCTGCTCAATCCATTCTTTATAGTCATATGCAGATTGTACAGATCTTCCAACACGTGTTTGTGCATCAATAGGTCCGAGACTTCCGGTTTCAGTCATATATATATTATCCCCTGATAAAACTAAAATAGTACCAGCACTTTTAGCTTCACTGGCAATAACAAAATTTACCTCTTCAAATTTTTTATGCAAAAAACGTGCTATTTCTTCAGCGGCCTCTCCACTTCCACCTGGCGTCTCAAGATAAACATCTATTTTGGTCTCTGCACTTTCCCTCAATATATCTTGAATATTATAAAAATCATCTTGATCCATTGAAATATCAGGTACGCCTTGTTTCGCTTTATTAAAATCTGAAGCATATATTAATAAATATCTTCCCGTATAACTATTATATGCTTTGACCAATCGCTCTAACTCTTGCTGTAATCCAGTAAAAGACAACTTTTTATTTAGATATTCATTTAAAATACCAGCCATGATTATATATTTTAAAGTATTAATTTCTTGCAAAAGAAACAATTTTTATTAATATAACCATGTTTTATTAATAAAATATTCACCATTGACACAAATTATAGCTAATTCCACATCCGAAATACCAACCACCCGGATAACTATATCCTGTCTGTAAGCCTAATCCCCAACGTTTTTTTTTCTGTAAAGGTGAAAGAGTAATAATTTCCTTGTCTCTGTACACCTCCATGAAATCAAGACTAGGCTTATATCCACTAACTATGGCCCGGTAATCATCCGTTTTATACTCCTTGCTTGTTATCGGTATAAGTACCGGAATTGAATCACCTTCTACGGTTCTATCGGTAGTAGTATCTATCAGGATCGGTAAATATACCGTATCGTTACGCTTCAGAGTTTCCCTTACCGGTTTGGGTATTGTGTCTCTTATTGTGTCCCGGACGTGTACAGTATCTCCCTTAATGTACACAGTTGACGGATCGTGCGGATGACAACGCATCCACACGATCACACCAAACAATAGACAGACTAATATCCACGGAAGAGACTTCATATGCCTAGATATTTACAAATGCCTTTCACATGAAGAGAAACAATAGTCCGTTTCCCCTCCTCTGACAGCAGGAAATCCACATCTTCTTTGTTATCCTGAAACAGATTCTCCGTCAGAACAGCCGGACAGTTCGTATGTTTCAAGATATAAAAACTACTCTCCTTATCTGGATCACCGTCTGCCATATCCTTCCGTATTTTCATTCCAAACAAACATTCTTCAGCAGTAGCATACAGACAGTCAGCCAGCTTATCGGCTTTTGTCTGTCCCACACTGGTCCATGCTTCCCAACCACGTGCTTGCATCCAATTTGAACCATTACCGGCTGCATTGCAATGGATAGAAATAAGAATTGCTTCAGAAGTTTTATATTCATTCACTCGCCTACAACGTTCTGACAAAGGAACATCTATTTCCTCTTTCACGACCAGTTCCGCATCAATACCTAATTTACGCAATTCAAATACTACACGCCCAGCAATTTCACGGGTATAGGAGTATTCCCTTAACCTGCCATCTGGAGAACACTTACCCGGAGTATTACTACCGTGACCGTTATCAATCAATATTTTCATATCTTTCCTCTTTATCTAGTTCGTTTTCGATTCTATCAATAATTCCTTGTACATGTGTAGGCGTAGCCCGCTTAAATTCAAAACGTATTACATGGTAAATTATACGAAACCCTTTGTTTCTAGGATAAGCAATAATCAGATTCTTAAATGCGTTCTGAAGATATACATAAGAAAATACATACGTAATAGTCTTAATAACTAACAATGAGTTCTCACCATCTCCTATCAAGCTCATAAAGGAGAAGACTACTTCAATGATTATAAGATAGAGGAGAAGTTCGACCAAGGCATTTTTAAACTTATCCCACTTAAAGTTTTTACAACGTATAATTGAAACACCATCAGCCCTCATTCCGCACCAAATATTAAATCCAAACATTACAACTAATGCTATAAGAAAACCTTTAGTCGGCGTTAAATAAGCAAGAAGAGAACTGAACATCGAAACGAAAATAATTCGTATCTGGTCTACATTAAATAACTCATATAACCATCTCATAATATTAATCATAAAGTTACTACCAATATTGAAAACACAGTAATCAGCCCAGGAAGCAAAACAGTAGCTAATGCGTCAAGCCAATCAAAGATGAACCCGCACTTTTTCTGAATGTACTCAACCACTATTGCGGCAATGGCGGTTGTCGTTAAAGAAACAATAGCAGATTTACAGAAATCAATGTCTAATAGAAGGAAACAGAAAACAAGCATTACAACAAAGACGAACATCCCGGCTTTGACGTGTGCCGGTCGGTTAGATTGCAAAAGCCAATCATACAATACTTTTATACCCATACTCATAGCGTTTAATTATTAATAAAATATTCTGTATGGAACAAATGTATTGAGTATAATAACGAGTTTTACAAAAATGGAAAATCTTGGAAATCAATTCTATGATAAATATCTATAAAACAAGACATTATAATTTTCACTTTTTCCATAAATAAAAAAGGGATGCTTGATAAGCACCCCTAAACAACCAACAGATTGAACTATTAATCCGTAAACATATACACGGAAAGATCAACCTTTTCTATTTCGTCTGAAATTGTATCTCCATACATTGTTAGACACACCCGATAACGGTCAATACTTCTTTGAATCTGTTGCAAGGTAGGTTTCTCGGGATATTCCGAACTGGCAAAAGTTACCAGTTCTTCACCATTCTCACTGGTACCAACCACCCGGAAGTGATGACGTACAATCCAAGTTCCGTCCGGCTGTTGCTCGATAGGCTTAGCAATCCCACGCGGTAAGATATTTTTTTGATCCATGTTTTTTGATATGTTTAATTAGTTGTTTTCTATGGTTATATTTATTCTTCAATACAAACTTTTCAAAATGTCCTTCGATATAAACATATTCCCACCATTCAGGAAGTAACATCGCTGCAATTTTACGACGGATATTGTACGTTGCAAAGTGTTTCATCAGGCCATAATAAGAGTTCATCGTACTCACAAACTTCTCAACATACGCTTCTGCAAATCCATTTTCAGCTATTCTATTAAATTTCCTGACAGCGTTATATGTGTTACCAACCACCCTGTTAGATACATAAATTCTACCCGGCAAAATGAACGCCCCAACAAACAAGACTCCTTTCTTATAATGCTGAAGATACAGCTTGCGTGGATGCAACCGTAAAAGGAGTTGTTCTTTCAGGAAACCATCAAGAAGATGGACTTTGGACAATATTTCTTCCGGAGATTTCACCACGATACAAAAGTCATCAACAAAGCGTACATAATGTCTGAATCCCAGTATTTCCATCACGAAATAATCATATACAGACGCCAGAAAGTTGGCTATGAGTTGCGACGGCAGGTTCCCGATAGCCACTCCCCTGTCAGGGTCATTATGAAACAGACTTTTATTACTGGGAAGTTTGTCCCACATGGAGACGGGAGAGCGTCTGATACACTTATTTTGTGGACAATGAAAGATAGTAACGGCTAGAAGGTAAAGCAAACATTCAATATCATCGCCTTTATAATTGTCCCTTACGAATATGTTCAGCATTTCCCATACCAACGATTTCGAGATAGACATGAAGAAACTGAACAGGTCATCTTTGAAAATGTACGCATCGGCAGTATAATTCTCACTGACCTCGACTATCATGTTATTCAGATAGTGCACGGCAGACAAGCATCCCTCACCTTTCCGGCAGTTCTTGGAGACGTTTCCTTGTTCCCGGAAGCGTTCCTCTAAGATCGGCTCGATACGAAGAGCGATCCAGTGATGGACAACACGATCAATGAAAGCGGCGGCAAAAACCTCCCGATATACCGGGTAAGTCCGTATGAATACTTTTGAAAAGTCCGGTACATATTCACCGTAAATAATAGAATACCATAGCCGCACCAATGCGGACTGATAATCATTATAGAACTCAACACAATCCGTACTCGTTCTTTTCTGCCTGGCACAATCTTCGGATGCTTCGAAAATACTGCTAAGAAGTATGTCATAGATTATATTACCTGTTGCGGCGAGGGGACGAACCCGGTTCGCGTTCTGGCGGTTGTTCGTGTTGACGTTGCCGTTGTTGAAGTTCACGTTCCAACTGCTGGAAGCCGTTGCATCCGCTATCTTAGTCTTTCCCGGCTCATCACCGGGGGGATGCCCAATAAATAATTCTAATTGCTCACTCATAATCCCCTTGGCGATTATGACTCCGGCTTTGCGACTTGTTGCGATCCGTTAGCTTTTTGCCGTTGGAGATCTGCAACCGTTTTTTTGTACCAACCGGTACTTTGCTTACCGATGCTCTCTGCAAGCAGACAGATTTCGGCTGTTTGAGTCAGGCTGGTCAAATGTCGTTCTTCACACACTCTTAGCAGTAATTTCAATGCATCAAACTCACACAAAAACTTCATCAGATAATCTGCACGGTGCTCAAGGTTCATATCTGTATTTGCATAACGGATATATTCGCAACAATGGACGGCAAGCATCATCAACTCCGTACCAAATTCATACCGGAACGCCTTGGGGAATTGTTGCCGGGCATCAATGATAAGGTTCAGAAGCTTATACATCGAATTTGATATAGGAAGGTCTTGTGTAAGTGCCATGTTAATTTTTCAATATTTTAATGTATGTATTAGAGGACACAAAGTTAATAACTGTAAAGCAATTAACACAATTTTAGCACAAAAAAGTGAAACTGAAAAGCCCCTGCCGGGGCTTTTATTTAGCTAACTCTCTAAGGGATAAAGAATTAAAGGGATAAAGTGTTTATTGCGGCGAGGGGACGAACCCGGTACGCGTACTGGCGGTAGCTCGTGCTGACGAAGCCGCTGTAGAAGATCACGTACCAACTGCTGGAAGCGTCATATTCGGTACTAGACCAATACCAGTCGTTTGTAAATATATTTTGATTGCCAAACATAGAAGTTATGAGCTCATTGATTTCGGTTTTATACTTGGCCATAAGCATAAGTTCACCCAGTGCGGGCAGGTTCCACACGGTTGTATCTTCAATTCCGTCAGATTCAAGCGTACAGGCTTTATAGGCTCTGGCAACTTCGGCGGCAGGGGCGCCGACAGTTCCCTGGGTGTCCTTGACGCCTGCAAGGGTTTCTATTATAACATCGGTATTTTCCTTGCCGTCAAAGGTATCATAGAGTCCTTGGTTACCACTGCCGTAGTTTTTCAGGCCGCGTAGGTCGGTACCGTAGCCGCCCCATTTGAACGTTTTGTTGCCGCCTACGTCAACGCAGTCGCTTTTGGCGATAATGAACTGGCGGCATTCGGCACGAAGTCGGATGCCGATACGGATATACTTGGAGCGGTTATTCGCGCTCATGGAGTTCCATTCGGAAGCTGTGAAAAAGACTTGTCCACCGTCTTCAATCCGGAGCGTAGCCAAAGAAAGGTCAAGAAGCGTACCTGACCATTGCATATATTTGGCGATGTCGCTTGCGGGGGTGTTTTCATTCACGGTTGTAAAACCTATTGATTTTAAGGCTTCTATCTGGTCTTGTTTATTCAAGCGCAGAAGCATGGCGCTGGCGATATTTTTATCCATTTTATTGTATAATATTAAGTTAATACTATTCGGAAGCAACAGCTCTCACATGAAGAAGGGCTGAATTTTTGTTTTGATTCGTAATACGCCCGGTATTCAGTTCGAACGCCCAAGCGGAGTTAGTATCCCAAATTGTTGATGACCAGTAGTATTTATCAGTCATCAGCATACTGTCACTACTCCAAAAGGTACGCATCATCTCATTGATTTTATCGCGGTAGCGGTACATCAGAAGCATTTGGCCGGATGAAGGAAGGAACCAGTTGGATTCATCCTCGATACCGTCACTTTCCAAAGTGTAGGCACGGTATGCACGGGCGGCTTCGGCAGCCGGCGCACCGATTACACCGCTATTGTTTTGGTCTTTCAGGCCGGTGATAATCAGGTCGGTATCTTCCTCACCCGTGAAGCAGCCGTACATGGCACCCAGTCCTTTTTGGTTCAGGCCGTCTATGGCTTTACCCTGACCGCCCCAATAGAAGGTAGTAGTCATATCGGCATTATAGCACTCCTGGGCGGCGATTACGAAGGAGTGTCCATGGGCACGGATACGAAGCCCGCGTTTGATATACAGTTGCTTATTAGCGAGCGTAAGGGAGTTCCATTCGGCAGCAGTAAAGTATGCCTTGGAGTTATCCGAAATACGGTTACAGGCAAGATGCAGATCAAGCAGGCCGGCGGCCCACTTGATACGTTGTCCAAATTCAGATGCGCGGGAATTCTCGGTGATATCCGAGAATCCCACGGCGTTCAGTGCTACCACTTGTGCCTGTTTGTTCAAGCGAAGCAGCGTTGCGCTTTGTTCATTCGTCATAGTTACTTGTTGATTAAATCATTAATATCCATATTGTCTTCAGCGAAGCGTTCGAGATATTCCTCGTAGGTTTCGCCGTTATAATATTCAAGGACTTCATTGATGTTGTCCAGTGTTACGTTCTCGTAGTACGGTTCACCGCCGTAGGATTCGTTATTGAACCAGTTTATCAGGTCGATATAGGCATCGATGACGGTAAGGATGACAAGGCCGTCGATACCGGATTCAAGGGATTCGATTTCATCCGTTTCACGGATAACAGTCAAGTGGTACGTGCCGTTGACTACCGGTTTATCCTGTCTGTTACCGTCCTCATCCATACCGGCGACTCCATATTCGAGAATGGCAAGAAGCTCGGAGCCGTCAGCCTTCAGGGTCATGTTCGAGATACGGAGCATGGAAAGTTTACGGGATGCCGCTTGTGAAGCGAGGACGTCACGGAGCATCTGGATGGCATTAAGTTTCGGAGACGTTTCAAGACGCAGCCGCCCGACGTTCGGCATGGATTCGATTTGCAGGCCGGACGGGGCGGAAAGGCCGGTATAGGTCAGTTCAGGAAGGCCGACAAAACGGAGGCTTGTCATTGTTGCTGGAAGAGAGATGTCATTAATCGGAGAAGTCTCTGCAAGAGTGATGTTCTCCAATACGCTACCGGACGCATTGATATGGGCGATACGTGGGCATTTGTCGGTAACGAGCGTAGCGATTTGTGTGTTCCGGATATCGAGTGATACGAGGAAGGGCATTTCGCCGCAGTTCAGCGAGGTAAGCGGTGCGTAAGAACCGATGGATTGTTCTGTATGGGTGTCAGAGCCCAAGATAAGGGTTTCCACAAGTTGCATGGCGGAGAAGCTCACCGTACTTGACAGGGAGATTTCAGACAGGTCGAGCAACTTCATGCGGTCAGCCTGATAGATATACAGCAAGGCACCTTCCTCATGTGAGAAGTTGGTGAATACATATTCTTCGCCCGCTTCAAGGAAGCAGCTTTCGGAAAGGTTGCCGCTAGCGTCATTGCCGACACCGAAGTAACCGTTTTTAGCAGCGACAATCCGGATGGTGGCGTTTGATTTGGAAGATACGCGCCCGGAAATTACACCGCTGAAGAAATCACCGGTTTGGAAATAGCCGTCACGAATACGCCAACGTCTTTCGATGAAAGACGGAAGGGCGGTAAGTCCAAGACCTTGCAGGGCATAGAAGTAAATAGCATCAGAGGTGGCGGTATAGGAGATGTATTTCCGTTCACCGTCGTAAGAACTAACCAGTTTCTGCCATTTTTTGAGCCGTTTGTCAATGAAGAAATGCGTAGCTCCTTCGGGTGAGAACGGGTGCAGGGTGACGCCGTCAATGGTCGCCTGAACGTTACGCATGGCGGCGGCAACGGTACGCAGGGAGAGTTCCGTACCGGATGAGTCAGTCCACACTACTTGCTGGAGATAGATGTTATTAAACAGAACGGAGCCGTAGCCAGCATAAGGGTTAGTGAATGTTTCATCGCTCGTCCGGTTGGGGTCCACCTCGGCGTCAACCGTACAGCCACCATCGTTATCCTTGCTGTTGAGCGTATCGCAGTCATAGATTTTATTCAGGTACATGCGCATGGCATCCTCGGAGCTGTACACACCGTCTGTTACGGAAGCATACTCTTCCAAGAACCACATCGGCTGCATATTCTTGGCCCGTTGGTCAGTGGCGGCAAGGTAGTCGGTGAAAATGTCATAACTCAAGACACTTTCAGGGCTGGCATATTTATACAGGTTTTCCTTCCATGTCTTTTGCCAGTTCCCGCCTTTGGAGTAATCGCAGGAGTCACAGAAGCGCAACCACCGGTAGAGGTTGTATGGTACTTTCTTGCCCAATGCATAATCAATGGCGAGCTGGTCGTCATCGACAAGCGATTCAAAGTAGTAAGTCCATGCCGGAAAGGTATCGGCGGAGATAGTTCCACCGTCAACAAGTTTCTGAACCCATGAGGACTTATCGGTTTTCATGGCCATCATGTCTCCAACCGAGCCGACACCCTGGAACCAGTCCATTCCCTGGTAGTTCAGAAGTTCGAAGCCTTCCACGGGGTTAAGGACATCACCGGTGACATTCCATTTGCCGTTTTCGTATTTCATGGAGCCGGACTGCCTTTGCCATGAACCGTCCTGATACCTCATGAATCGGTATGAGCTTCCACAATACAGGGAAAGCAGATACGGTTTACCGGTATCGAGTCCGTCAGTCTGTTTGAACCGTGTTTCGATGGCATCAAGGGTTTCGCCGGAAGTTCCGAAGAACTCGATGAAATCACCATAGTTCAGACAGCCTTTGTTATAGCCGGGGGTATCCTTGAAGCCGAGGGCGAACTGTTCACCCTTGTCTTCCTTCCAGTTGCCTTTGGCATGGAAGTAGACATTTTGCAGGCTGTCATCTTTGCACCGGTAGGTGGCTACCGGGTGATTGGCGGTAGAGTGGTTCATCTGCAAGTCTTCGATATGCAAGTCACCGCTGTCAAATGTTCCGTCAAATGCACGTTGGACAGGTGTCATATAGTTACCACCTAAGGCACGGTATGTAACGTTCATCATTTCACAGGCGCCGCAGTCGTTCGCATTGCCGGAATCGGAGTAATCGACTTTTACGGTAATGACATCGACCGGGATTGTATTATCACCGACCTGTACTTTGTTGATGGCAGCCAAGGCTATTGCACGGCGTCCTTCCTCCGTCGTATCGTCTGGATTAAGTAGTATGATTCGAGTGTCCTTGTTTTTGCCTTTGCTCTTGGCGAGGTAGTAGCGTTTATTCTTTACCGGGCGTTTGGCAGAGGTGGTTCCCTGGTTGCGGGTTTGGACACTCACGGCCTTGAAGTTACGCCACGGGCGTTCGGGGTCAAAGTAATAGAGCGTGATGTATATCTTCGTACTGGTGGAAGTGGTGCCGTCCAGTGCTTCTATATCGGAGCCTTCATAGGGGCATTCGACAATGTAAGGCATACCGCGTGAATAGATTTCGGCAGCCGACGGGCGGCTTTGGGTACTACCCTCGGCTGTCTGGCTTTTAAGGATGTCCTCAAAGGCGTATTCCTTCACCATTACCTCTGTATCGGTCAGACGGACAAGGTAGTTCTTGAACGCCTGTGCCCATTCCATATAGGAGTTCCAGGCCATCATGTAATAAAGATACAAATCACCCAGTTTGCCGTCCATCGTTATATACTTGGTCTGAATCAGGGAGCCGCCGCCCGGAACATAACCAAGGCAGGCGACTTCCTCACCGTTGAGGAAGAGTTTCATCATGGAATACCGTGTGCCGTCACGTTCAACGTAGTTGCTTGCAGGTTCAACAACCACGGCTACGGTTATCTTTTCACCCTGTCGATAGGCGCGTTCTTCACGACGGGAAACGCCATTGTTACAGAAGATGCCGACCACCCGGCCGGTGACATAGAAGCCGGCACCGGACGTTTCGTCATAGCAGCTAAGGAGCAGGGCATCATCATCGGTCACGTTCTTGGAAGCGAAAGCGAACTGGATGGCGGCACCGTTGGATTCGATGGATGAGCCGGCAAACGGGGCATGGTTTAATGACACGCCCACATTCTCGGCTACGCGAAGGCAGTTCTCACCCAAGAATGTGCCAAAACCGTTGGTAGTCCAGTTGGCACCGTCCACTTTCATTTCATAATTACCGCTGACAATGCTATGGTCAGTTTCCTGATTGGTACGGGATGAGAAGTCAAAGTTATAGATGGCGCCTTCTTTTATGGCGGCGTCAATGGCGGAACCGCTAACTGTCACCCGGACAGGTTCGCTAGTCACGTCCTTGCATACGGCAGTATAGTTGACCGTATCGGTGCCGTCAGCCTTGTAGCCCTGCAGTTGTTGTTTGACCTGATAGGTTTTGTTACGACTGGCAGCAATTTGTGTTACCTGCACGTTATTGGCTTTCACGCTGACGGGTGAAGTCATTTCCAACGGGTCATAACAGGCAACATCAAGTTCTACGGTTTCGTACAGTCGGACTACTCCACCGTTTTTATCATCGTATCTCAAGGCGACAAGAGGTATGGAACTATTCGGGTCAATTACCATGACAGCCGTGTAAATGACATTTCCTTTCACTCCGGATGCGACATCCGTTCCTTGGATGCGCAAGGGATAGGTACCGTGTTCTAGGCCGAGGGAAGCAGGACGGATTACGACAGAGTGCGAGTAGTTGTCATTGACAACGGCGGTAGACAGGGATTGCCATTCACCGTTAATCTTGATGTCAACCTGGGCACTGATCCCTTTATCAGAGGTATTGTTTCCGAACTTATAGAGTGGAAGGCTGAAACTTTCAGTTGTCGGAGTAAGCAGAGTTTCAGGGGTATAGTTGAGTACCTGCACACAGGTACAGGTAATATCAACAGCTGTTACATTGACATTCTTGGAACCGGTGTTGCCGCTTTCGTCAGTGGCTATCAGCTTGAATTTCCGAGTACCGGCAGCCGTAAAGTATGTGGTGAAGTCCAGTTCAAAGGAGAAGTCCTTCATGTCACCGGAAGATGCTTTGTTGACGGTTTCAGTCCAGACGGTAAGCCCGCTTTCACGGTCTACGAGTTCCAGTTTCTCAATCAGGTTGTCAGAGGATTCGACACCGTTCGAGGTCACGGAACGAATGGCGGCAAAGGTTCGTAGCGTGGAGCCGTAAGAGCCATAGACAGGTGTCGACTGGAAAGCAATGGCAACAATGGTACCACCAGTTTGACCGCCGCCACCCGTGCCGATAGCGAACTGCACTTCATCGCCAAGGGTTTCACCGGCAGCGTTCTTCATCTGAAGTTTTACAATGCCTTCTGTTTCCACGTTTACATCGAGGTTGGCCGGAACATAGGCATAGGCGCCACCAGTTGAAAAGGCGTCCTTTCCCCCTTCCGCCGGTTCATCGGAAGTTTCAAAAACGGAACCGCCACCACCATTCCCGAAGGGTTTCCAAAGAGAAGGGGTCGCAAAATCGGACACAGCACCCTGGAACTGCCGGGTTTCCATTTCATACTCGCCTGTTTTGTAAGTAATGATGAGACCCGTTCGCTCATATTTGACGCCAGATTCCTGTTGATAGGAGACAATGGCGGCAATAGCGGTTTCAAGGGTATAGTAGCCGTCTTTCAATGGGCGGATCTCATCAACAATGACGATGGGGTGTGTTACATCGTCAGCGGGCGTGCCGCTCTTCATATCCTCAAGGGCTTGCTTATCCTCGGCGGACAAAAGGCCGGCTTGTTCAAGGGTAGCAGAAGGCAAACGGAAGCTGTCATCCGTTTCTTTACCGGTTGTTTTGGACACTTTTTTGAAAGATACATTGAGATAGGAAGCGTCAGACAGGACGGAGAATGAATCAGGTTTGATTATGTCGGAAGGGATATTTGTCATTGCATCCTCTAAAGCCTTTCCACGGTCGCCGGGGAAGGCTTCATCTTCACTTTCCCCAAGAGACAACGGTTCAGGCAGACATTCAGAAGGGACTTTACTTTCTTCGTTCAAAGGAGCGATACCGTTCGCTTTTCCTATCCTTTCCTCAAAGTCATTTATTACAGAGGTCCATTTGCCCCATGTAACACTCTCATTGGAAACAATACCTATTCGTGAGATTGTACAAACTGTACCTAAATATACACCTTCGGCATTGTCTGACATGGTAGCCAGTTGTATACACGAAGTGAATGATTGACAAACCTTATCAAGCTCCAACCGTTCAATTTGTATATTTACAGGAATCTTAGACGAATCAACAGACAAAATACACCGATAATTCCCAATAGAAGAATCCCCGGAATACATTGTTTTCAATTTATCCTTAAAGCTACCAATAGTAGTAAAAGAGCCAATACTTTTGAATGGGTCAGTCAAAGGATTGGATTTATCAGACACTCCTGTTATACGTTTCAACAACTCGGCGTCTCCATTCGATAAATCTTTTGCAATCTTATTGACATTCTCCACTAATGCATCAAAATCCCCATTCACCATTTTAGCAATGGTACTTGAAAGCAAATCAATAGATATTTTCCGACCACCACTAACTTCAACATACATATCTCTAGATAGCTCTGTTGTATCAGCCAGTTGTTCTATTGTAAGACTGTTTGTCTTCAACGCTTGCAGCACAAGGCTAATAATTTGTTGTTTCTCTGACTCTGTCATTTTATTCTATCTTTATTGTTTAAAACTATTATATTAATTTGATGACGGATCAGAAACTTCATCAGAAGCAACAGGTAACGTATCAACAAATTCACCGTCCCAAGTCACCTCATAATAAGTCCTATCATCAGTTCCTTTCAAGAACTCTAATATACCTCCTGATAATAAATCAATATCGTATGAACTTCCCTTTTGAGAAAATTGAACTTCATTCGAATAACCTCCCAAGACAACTGTAATCTGATTAACTTCCGAAGTTACGACACCAGCGCTTGTGAGATTAAAAGGTATCATGAACGTCACCCCACTATTAGCCGGTTTATCCAAAATCACTTTACAACTATAATTATGAGATGTAAAAAGACTAGTCATAATCTTCTGATAATGCACATACAACTTACCGGTGATTACTGACGTATATTCTTCTACAGCTTCACCACCAGACTTTATGCTCCTCAACTCTCCACTGTCAGATGTTATCCTATAAGTATCATTTTGAATTCTTCTTATAGACATTTGGTTGTTCCACTCCAAAACAGGATTAATCGTTTTTACCCTCTGTAACATTTGATTGAATACAAAACTCTTCAATCCTTCGATTTGCTGGTTAAGTTCCGGAACATTACTTTCCTTTCTTGCATATCGAATACCATCAAAGTAGACGTAATTACAGCATAAGACACGATTCAATAATTCAGCAAACCATACAGGGCATCCCATCCCATTTCCAAGCGTGAATAATATAGTTGTATATTCGTGGCTGAATAGCTCAACAATATCCTCATCAGAAGTCACGAACTGCTCATTATCCACACCGAACGTCCATCCGTTATCTTTGAAACCACCAGGAACTCGAAAATCAAAAAAGTATTGCATCCCATCTATCCACCAGACAGCATCAAGACGCTGCTTATTATCTTTCATTGAATACTGAATAAGGCTGGTTTCTGATAACTCACACTCATCATCCGTAACTTTAAAAATCTCACTCGTATTCCCATTAACTGTTACAGTATAATATCCACATGGAAGCAATGAAATGTTATAGAAATAGAGAATCTTATCATCATTCATCTTCCATGAGCTTAATGATACAAGTGTAGATATATTACTTAAAAGATTATTAATGTAAACAATAGGCTCCTGCTCTTTGGGTGTCAAAATCAATTCAACAAAAATCCTGTCTGTACGTGCGAATAACTGCACATATTTACTCTTCGCTCCAAATTTATCGGTAGACGGAGAAAAAAACAGTGGGGTAAACGGACTTATAATCATATTTCTAGGCTTTTGTTATTGAACGGACAAATAAATCATACTTCACTCCCTCGTTTCTCTCAACCACACTACTCACCTCTTTGATATAACCCTCATAAACCAAACCATCCTTCAAGATTTTAATCGTTTCATCATCTGTTGGGGGGATTTCCTCATCAAAAGTTTTAAATGAGACATCTCCACAAGTAATAATTCCACTCTCAATTTTGAAATCATCTTTCATCCCTATACCATTGACTACAACATCACTATTGCCGTCAGAAGAAGAATAAGACAGTTTGTTAGTAAACATACCGATATAGCCAACATTTGCCTGCAACATGGCACCCTGCCAATACATAGTATTAAACATCGTATCAGGACTAAGTACACCATCAACATTCCAGCCAGTTCTTATCAATTTATACTTCTTGTCATTGGGAGATAGAGTTGCACCGACAAAAAATACATCATTGTCACTTTCGTCATCTGTAGTATCCTTACCTCTATTTTGCGCCAGGAACTCAATACCATAAGCATCTGCACGGTAAGGACTGATAAATTCAAGTACATTGTCCGTTATGTCAACGCCAGTGGTATATTCAGTAGTGAACCGGAATTCGTCACGCCCATTCATACTCTCATACTCCTGTTTGTCATACCCGACCCTCACCCGGGAATATATCCTAGACTCTTCTATCTTATATTCAAAATCAGCGATATTACCCCCAAAATCTTTTACATTATTTTCTCCAAATAAATTATTCCGATGCCTAAAAGATACTGCTCGTCCATTAATCACAGGAACAAACCCAAATTCAGCTTCCATCCAATTAACGAATTTGGTATATGAAGTATATAATTTAGCTTTTGGTATGCCACGAATACTCTCAGCGGTCAATATTACACAATTATCCAGTCTTTCATCAATCCCGGAAGAAATCTCACCATCAATACCATCATTCCCGCCATTCATACTTTTAAGCAAACGCTTTAAGATAGTAACAGGCTTTATAGCATCTATATCAATCGGTAATCCAATAGAAGGAAATTCCATGGTTATTTTCAAGCTAGAAAAATAATACAACGCAAACTTTGTATTATAAGCTGCGAGCAAAATAATCCCATCATTAGCAGATAATGTTACTTCTCCATCCCAATTTACAGAAATTGATTCTCCGCCCCATCCCCCTTTCCACTCTTTCAAGAGTGTTCCGGATTTTGTTTTTAGCTGCATATCAGCAGAAAGGCTTGCTCCGTCCCATGAATACGAGCCTTTTATTGATATTTTGACAGACGTGGCTTTTTCTGTATAAATTAAACATGACTCCAAGTTACCACTTGCACCAACATCCTTCACCTCTATGCCACTACCCGGCACTATTTCACTACTCCCTATATACATTGGAATAGTCATATAATGGTCACTCCCACTTACTGCATCCACAAGAATGCTTCCACTTTCCAAGGTTCTACCACCACAATAATATGTGGCACTTCCTACATAAGACAATCTATCATAATAAAGCCGGGCTTCATCTTTCAGTTCATCTACCGAATATTCGTATTGTGTTCCTTTATTAGCTTTTATGATATTAGCAACACTATCATCTATCGAATTGATAGAAACAGTATTTCCATCATAGGTCAATGAACCGAAATCCAGTCGGCAACTGAAGAATTCATCATAAGTATGAGAATCGGTTATAGTATAAACAGAGATACTGGCATTAGAAGCCAGGTACTTGCTCAAATACTCCTCCAAAATGAGGTCATAGGCTTCTCCAACAAACTGGAATTTTGAGGTAAAAGTTCTAGTTATCCCTTCAAGTCCGGAGCGTTTACGGGAAAACTTAATTTCATCCCAATTCTGAATACAAGATTTGGGAATATCATAGGAAATACTATCAACTGTAAGTACATATTTACAAAGCATTTTAACTCGTTTTGAACGTTCACGAGCAAATATATAGAAAAAGCCAACCGGTTTCCCGATTGGCTAAATTCTTGAAATTACCGCTTCATCACAATCTGACATATCATCCTATAATACAACGATTTACAGATATTTTTATTCTATCTTAATTTTCAAAGAATACAATATAGATTCTTTATACCTATTTCATTACTTTGCTTTTCAACACATCTAATGATACTTTTTTATTTATACTATCTAATTTGTCACATACATTAGCTGTATTTTCATTAATAGATTCAATTATTTTATTATTTCCATCTTTTATAATACTAAATTGATCACTTGTAATTGTTGATGTCGACCAATTATAGGAAAATGCTCCAATTAGTAAGGCAACAACAGACACATAAAAGGCAAATTTTGTCCACCTCAAAGATTGTCGAGTGACATCTAATGATTGTCGAGTCAAATTCAACGACTCTTGTGTTTTCTCTAATGAATCACGAGCTATTTGTAATGCTTCTTCATTTTCAGTCACAAATTCACGTTCGATAAGCTTCCTCAAATCCTCTGTTGAATAAATTACATTTTGCAGATACTGTAGAGCCCAGTCATAATATTCAGATGGCAAAACTAAAGGAGTATATAAAATATTGCCAAATCTATCTCTTATATTCCAATCTGTTATATCTAAAAACACACCATCTTTATTCAACACACTAATATTTCCATGAAAACTTGAAATTTTCCATTCATCATGAAGAATACTAAGAAAATCATCATTAGTAGTAACGTTATCTAACAATAAATTTGTAAGTCCTTCGTTTTTTAAATGCTTTAGTAAACTCACAACTTGGAGAAATTGAGAAATACGGACTTTCATCATTTCTTCATCACATTTCTTCACCAAAAGTATAGCCTGTTCTTTACCAGACGATTTACCATATACAAAAGCTAATTTATATATATTATTGAAAAATTTACGACAAATAATCACATCAAAATTTGTCATAGAGGCAATAGATTGATTTACAATCCATTTTATCACTTCTTGTTCTAATGGGTTAAATTTCTCCATTTCCATACATTTTAAAACTACAAATATAATACATTTTTCAATAATTAAGTTCTTGACTTATTTTCTTTCTACCAAATGAAATGCGACTTCGAACCGTTCCAACCGGAATATGCAGAATTTCACTTATCTCATCATAAGAATACCCACTAGCATAATACATCACACTATCAATACAACGGGATTGTTTAGCACACCGTTGTATTGTGGAAACCAAATCATCAAACAGTATTGAATGAGCTGTACAGTTAGAAATGGCACTTCCGTCTACCATATCAAGCCCTGTAAAATGTATAAGGGAATTTCTATTGTATCTTATTATATAAGTATTCCTCATTATAATAAGGCACCACGGTTGAAGTGGTTTAGAACAATCAAATTTATCACGATTCACAAGTAGCTTATAAACTGTATCACCAGCTAAGTCTTCAGCATCTTGCATGGAACAGCAGAATTTTCTTGCCACCTTTAATATCCAAGGATATATTTCTGATAATTCCTTTTCAAAGTCCATTGTCAGCCCTCCTTATTAGGTGTATCTTCGGTTCGCCATTAATGCACCTTTCCACATATTTCCGGTGCATGATACTTTGTTCGTGCATTTCCTTAGCAGAACGCTCGATTGAACTAATAAGAGTGCCTACATCGGGGGGCAATAAGGCAATCATTTTTTTTACCTCGGACACTTCTGCCGTTATCCGATTACACTTCGTCTCTAATGTACGTAATTCTGACAATAAAACATTGTATAAATGCCTATTTATACAATGGATGCTGTTTTTTCTATTCATAAAAAAGTCGTTTGTGATTCTAAAGGAGATGTACAAACGACTGTATGAAATAATTCGCTTTAATTAAAAATTAATCGAATTACAGCATATATGTAGTACCAATATTATCATGTGCTTCTTTTTCTGATCGATATTTCAACATCAGCTTGATGAACGATATTCGCATAGACAGCAGCATTAATTACGCGGGAATCAATACTCATTTTAAAGAATGTCATTAGAAAAGCAATCTCTGCATCAAAAGAAGAACGAATTTGTTCAGGAGTAGCCTTACTTCCTTTATGTTCCTCACTGCGTCTCTCCTCATTCCGTTTTTGCTCAAAAATTGCAGAATGAAGTAAATAATCAATCTTCGATATTACTTGTTCATCACTCATATTTCGGGTATCTACATTTAGTTGACCCAATACCTGACGAACATCATCATAAAAGCCAAGAGAAACAAGAGCCTGACAAATACGAAGACTCAATAGTTTGGCACGTTCTTTCAGCATATCCTCTTTGTCCATTACCATAGCCTTCATATTTGAAGGATTAACAATACTTCTGTATTCGACAAGTAATTTAGACGCTATTTCTTTAAGCGTGCTTTCTGACATAGATTTGCAGTCCGAAAGCAAACAAGCATAGTTTCCGCAAGAAAGCTCAATGAAATCATTCAATGTTATCTGATTTAATCTTTCAATCATGACTATTTCAGTTTAGATAACTTATACAGTTCAAATTCACGGTTAGAAGCATCCTGACGCTGCATTTTAAGACTCTTCATCAAAAGGAAATTTGTTCTATCAACCCTTTTTTCTAATCGGGAATAATCATTGAAAACAATGGTATCACCGGAAGAAGATGCAAAATATGTCGGTGAAAATGTGGGAAAGTCCCAATCCGGTATATCAAAATTAGAGATATCTACCTTATCAACATCAGGAAAGACTTGCGCACCTTTAGGAATATCAACTAAAGTTGGAGTATCAGGAGTAATCCATGCTTTTCCGGAATACATGATAACTTCATGTTTACCGGCATCACCAACCAAAGCAGCACCACCGGGATGCCTATCATTACCTTTAGTACCTTCTGCATAAGAAGGAATAGGAGTGGCAAGAATTGTTGCTACTTGCATAGCCCCCATCGCCCCAATAACAGCAGCCATTACAGCACCGGCAATCGGACCTAACTGGAAAGCTTCCATAATACCACGAGCTGTTGCAATTCCAGTTTCTGCAACTTGTACTCCCTTATGCCAAACAGCTTGTTTATGGGCAATCTCTTGCTTTTGTTTTTCCAACTCCTTATTCTTGGCTTCTGTCTGATCCTTTGCTGCCCGTTTACGCGCTTCTGCTTCCTCTTCGGATATAGCTCCAGACTCTGCCAGATTCTCAATTCGTTCAATATCCTCATCATACTTTTCCTCATTAGCTTCCCGCTCTTCTTCTATTTTCTGAATCTGACCATCATAAATAGAAGAGACTAAGTTTCCAATAGCTCCCACAGCTTGAGATGCAGTTTGAAGCCATTTTTTCAAGTTCTTCTGACGTTCTTTCTGTGCTTTCTCATCCGCTTTAGTAACTTTATTGATAGCATCTATTTCTGTTTCTGCTTCTTTTTGGGCAAGGTCCGCTTTCAATTTTGCAAGTTTCTCCTCAAGTTTCTCCCTTTTGTCCGTACTCAAGTTGGCAGTAGCAAGTTCGGATTCCAAAGCGTCAATGGCAGCTTCCGAGGTTTTACGTACATAATCTAATTTTAACTGATACTCAAGTTCTGCATACTCCTGCTGGGTTATTTCCTTAGAAGCTAACTGTTTTTTAAGAGCAAGTGTATCCATAACATAGGCAGCATCCCGGATTTCCTGCTCATGCGCTGCATTCTCTGCAATTAACTGCACCTGATCGGATGCATGTCTTTCGTAAAGTTCTTGTTTCTTTTTTGCATATTTTTCGTCAATGAGAAAAATATCTTCACCTGTTTTCTCCGCTGCATCAATTTCTGCTTCACGTTGCAACTCCAACTGGTGCAATTTCAAATCAAGTTCTTCCTGGGACCCCTTTTTTACAACAGCAAGAGCGTTCTCAACATCTTTCTTTTCACGGTCAGAATTATACTTAATAGAGAATTCATCTAATTTATCCTGCATTTCTTTCGCCAAATTCTGACGAGTAGCGATTTCTTCTTTACTATAACCCTTAACAGCAGCAATCTTCTTTGAGTACGCTAAACCAATTTTAGCAAGTTCCTTTTCTAAGCCTTCATCCATGAGGGCGAGTTCAGACTCTTGATAGGTTTCCTTAATCTTTTGTTTTTCTTTAGCAGCTTTCTCCAGTTCACGTTTTTCTTTATCTGTGAGAGGTTTGTTGAATGTACTTCCCGTATTTTCCTCTTGATAATCATTGGTAATACCTTTGATTTGCTCTATTTTTTCTTTTAACCCAGCAACATATGCAGTTTGCTCTTCAACAAGCTTGAAAGACTCATCTATGTCTTTTTTCATCTGATTAGTAGTTTTTTGAAGCCCTAGGCCTTGTTTCAATAAACTACGATTATTATACTCACTCCACTGCTTTTGGTTTCGTTTAGTATAAAGTTGCAATCTAGCTTCTTCTTGCGATAAAGTTCTTTCTAATATTTTAAGTTGTTCTCCTCTAGCTTTCTCAAAAGCTTCTGCACCGTCAACTCCCTCTTTTCTATATTTCAAAGCGACCCTATCAATACTATCCTCCTTAGATTTAACCCATTCCTTATCCAGTTTAGCAGCTTCTTGACCGTTACGGGCTGCATTAGCTAATCTTTCCTCGCCAAGTTCTTCTGCCGTGGCTATTACGGCACGCATAGAACGGACAAGGTCGGTAAATTCGTTTATTATCCCAGATAAAACGCCTGTGTTTTTACCTAAAGAGATCATCAGGGCTTCCCAAGCAGATTTTAAACTATCAATTGCACCTTTGGCATTATCTTCCATAGTATGAGCCATATCACCCAATTCACCTTCAACACCTGTTATTTGTTCGCGTAATGGAACAATCTTATCGGCAGCGGTAAGAAATGCATTGAAAGCAGCAACACTCCGTTTATCAGTCATTTCAAGAGTACTATTCAAATCTACTCCCTGCTCTTTCAATTTTTGTAATCCAGCCACCAATTCAGGCAGCGTTTTAACCGGACCACCTAACGACTTAGCAAGTACACCGTTTGTATCAGCTAAATTTAGAAGAATATTACGTGTAGCAGTAGCAGACATTGAAGCGTCAAAGCCGGCGTCTGATAATTTACCTAGTAAAGCCAAAGTATCTTCAATAGAGAAATTAAAAGCCTTAGCTACCGGTCCAACGATTGGAAGTGCAGTAGCAAGATATGAAAACGATAACGCACTCTTTGTTGTAGCAACAGCCATTGCAGATACATAACGTTCTGTCTCACGAGTATCTGCATTGAACATTCTCAATGCAGCTCCAGTTAGCGAAGCAGCTTCCCCTAACTCTGCACCGGTAGCTTGAGCAAAACGTAAAACCGATTCTGTTGCATCTAATATTTCTTTCCGTGTAAACCCCAACTTGGCTAATTCTATCTGCAATTCGGTAGCTTCAGAAGCTGTATATTTAGTTGTAGCTCCCAACCTTTTAGCATCAAGAGTTAATTCTTTTATTTGGTCTGATGTGGTACCGAGTATTGCGGCAAGCCGGCTATTAGCAAACTCGAACTCGACAACACTACCAACCCCTTCCCGAAGTTTAGTAAAAAGAGCTACAACGCCACTTACAACAGCCTGCGCACCAATATATCCAGCTGCCCACCCTTTTAAACCAGCACCAACTTTACTTAACCCAGGAGCAAGCTCTGTATTAAGCATCCTACCGGCATTCCGGGCAATAATACCCATATTCTGCATGGACTTATTACCGTTCTGTATCTCAACCCATGCAGCCTTTACTTCTTCCCGGTATGCACCGATAGTCATTTTCTGTTGACTATATCGATCGGAATTTCGCTTTATGTAATCGGTATTGATTCCGATTGTAGAATTAAGACGGGCAAGTGTACGAATATAGTTTTCATCCGTATCTTTCAAAACATCAACAGCCTTTTGCAGCTGCTTATTCATTTCCTTTGCTTGTGAACGGCTATGTACTTCCTGATTAGTCAAGGTAATAGCAGTTCTTATAAGTTTTAAACGTTCTTCTTCAGATAGAACAGCTTTCTTACGAGTAGTATTACCGGCATTCTGCGCTTTTGTCAAGTTAGCTTCTGCTTTAGCAGCCTTTTCCAAGGACGCAGCATTATCCGAGTTTGCCTTGGTTAGTTTCTTCAATTCAGCAGCAGATAATTTCTCTACATTTAGCTTTTCCTCTATCTTCTTACTGACAGTTTGAGTTATTTCAGACTGTTTTCTAAGAGCCTCGGTTAATTCAGCAGATGCAGAACCAGCCGTTTTTGCTTGAGTATTATAAAGATTACTCAACTTTTCAAGATCAGCAACGCCTTCTACATTTAGTTTCAAACCTTTTGCTAATTCTTTGGCTGCATTAACATAGTCAGCTCTCACACGCTCAATAGTATTATCAAGCTCTACCAATTTCTGCAAGTCGTTCTCATCAACGAAATCTTTCAATTTTAAATCCATAATTACAGGTAATGTCTATATTCAACAATCTTTCCTTTTATTTCATCTCCTAGTTTATCAAAAGCATAGGTACCATCTTCTTTCTGATAAACGACATACACGCAGCCGTCCAAGACAGCCGCTTTCTTTGCAAGCTCGCTGATACGTTCCAGTTCACTCTGCATCTTTCTTATTTCGCAACTACAAGCCATTTTCTACCGATATCCACATTCTGAAAAGAAACGTTCCATCCAGGGACGGAGATACATAATATTAAAGTACTCTTTAGCTGTATCACCAATACCTAAAATCAGCTCACCGTATTTCTTCTCAATAGAGCTACCGTCCGTAAATCCTTTCGTTGAGAATCGAAGCCCAGAATCAATTCTATCGGCAGTTATGCTATCATAGAAAGTACCAGTAATAAAAAGGTTAGGTACCTCAACCGGACGCGGTGGCAAATAAAGCATCTCACTTCTAAGAGGTGGAGTTATCCTCTCCTTCCATCGTTTATATTGTTCCGCACGGTTCTGCCAGGGACCGGGCTCGTTAAAATAGGTGTCAGTATCATAATCAGGATTCAATAGATGTTCAGTACCGTCCAGACCGGAATATAATTGCTCCTGAATGCAATCAACGAGCACATTCTTATGTTCTTCCATACACCTAATACATTCCTCTTTAAACCCGGATGCAATGGAATGAATAACTCTATGTAATTCATCAAAATCTGCCATACAGTAAAAATATAACGGGCCGGGCTGTAATCACACCCCAGCCCGTCGGTTACTTAGTTATCGCATCGTACACTTCCGAGAGCTTCTTCTTGCGGTCAGCTTCCTTCAGTTCCTGCCACACGACTTTAATGTGTGCATTAATAAACTCTTCCTTCGTCATGCCCTTCACAGCAACCTCGACGAACGTAACATTATCTACTTTCATGACACCTGCTCGATACCTCTGATTCCTTTTTCATACAATACAGAAGGAGCTTTCAACGAAGGAACCGCCCCGGCTTTAGGAACAATGGTAATGATACCATCCGAATATGTAGCAGAAGTTACGTTATTCATAACTTCAGCGGCACCATCAGCAATAAGACTGCCAAATTCTTCTGTACGGTCATAACCACCAACAACTTCAACTATTTTGTAAGTATTTTCGGCCTCTAACTTTTGAAACACAACATCAACCAAGCCTTTAACGAAATTCTTGGGATTGAAGTCTAACTGCACGTAGTCAAAGTGCAATTGGCTGTCTTCCACATCTTCATGTGAAAAACTAACAGTCATCGCAGACTTAGCACTACTGGTCGGGTACTGTGTCACGGTCGGGTAAACAGTAGACATCGGAATACCGGCAAGGATATCAGTGTCATCATTATAACCGATCAACATATTATCCTGATTCCAAAAGTAAACGTCCCATCCTTTATTGGCACATTTCAGAAGCTGGGCATTCAAAACCTCATCAAATTTCTTCAAAGTGAAGGTGTCTGTTTGAGCGCTAAGCCCGTTGTATTCACTTGCACCGTACCCTACAGCATTAACTTGGGGCTCTCCACCATTCTTGGCATACTCCAGGAATGGCAAAATAGGGTAAATACGCCCGGGACGGTCTGCATGGCACAATTCGAGCAACTTCTCACCTGTTATATCAGCAGGGAGTTTGACACCATGTTCTGTCAAGATAGCACCTTTGACTTTTTTCCAGTCAATGCTACAAGCAGAACTACCAGTGTTCATCCGGGAACCCTTACACGTTCTAATCTTTCTCATTTTCTTCTACAATTAAGATTATTAATTTTTATTTCCATCGAGCGTATATTTATGGCATCAATCGGCTCGCTCACAGCCTCACCGGAATCTGTATAGGCTCCGTATCTGCCATATGAATAGTTTTCTGAATAACTATGTTTCACTTTTTCGTCATAGTCGCAGTCGAACCGGGAATCTTCATATAATACTTCCAATAAACGTTTATAGATTGGCCGAAGGATATTTTTAAAAGATGTGGTTCTGCGCATCTCATTGCTCCACTCTTTACAAGAAGAACATGCTATAATTAACGAAACCTTTGCTTTTGAAAAATAATCCGCGTCACCTCTATCCTCACTAATTGGAGTGAATAGTGCAACCAATGGAAACTTCCTTTCAGACTGGGCAGAAGACTTACTGTATTCATCTAAAATATCTTTGATATATTGACTGCTACCGAAGATGTAATTCAACCTTGGGGACTTCACAACTTTAGTTCCCCCTTTCCCATTTGGATAGAGGATTTCAAGCCCTTCTGGAAGTTCCTTTACAATCTCCTCAAACAGTTCTGTTATATCTAAATCTATCATAAATTGAAAGCATTAATTGGGGTCAAAAGATTCTTGGTTATTTTCACATCGAAAGGACAATCATTCGACATAGCCCATTCAACAAACTGTTTATTCTTCTCTACCATGCTATTCCATGTGCTTACTTGTCTCTTCAAAGGAGCCATATATTCATTAGCACATTTCAAACGGACAAGCCCGGTTATTGTAGCCTGGGTGTTTGCGTCACGAAGAATATGATAAAAGACATAGTCAGCGAACGGTTCACACAGCTTCTCGCATAATACTGCATATCCGGACTGGGGGGCTTCCTTCTCTTCTGAAATATCAACTTCATCTGAAGAATCTTCCTTTTCCCGTTCAATAAGCTCCAAATAATCTGTGATAGCTTGGGAAAGAGTCACACCAACAACATTCCGGAGAAATTCGGGCTGAAATGCCTTAATATACCCATTTATCACCTCATTCACAGCAAGAGATTGGGGCGAAGGCATTTCAGCGACCGAAACATTCTCAATATGCCTAGGACCTGACATAAAATATGAAACATCAATCAACATAGCGATAGTTATTTAGAAGTCTTGCCTTTCCCGGTTTTCTTTTCATCTTCCACGGAAACGGCTTTATCATCTGTAACAGTTACCTCCTTGGCATCTTCCTCTTGCAAATCTTTTGAATCGGCAACCGGAAGATTCTTTTCATCAGAAGGCACCTGTACTTCAAGTTCTGTAATGCGAGCTTTCATTGTTTCACGCTCTTCTGTCAGTTCAACAATTGTCTTATCTTTCTCTGCAATGGATGCAGTAAGCCTGCCAATCTCTTCATTTTTCTCTGCAAGCATACATTCCAATGTCTTTCGGGCATCTTCTTCTGTAACAAGACCACATTCGGAAATAGGGATGAGTTGAATCATCCCTCTATTAATCCGAATGCGTTGCTCTTTAAGCACATTGGTTACATCCTTATCGTTACCTCTAAGTATGTAATCCATAATCCTACGCTTTAGTTATTGCAGTCTTCAATGCGGCCAAATCCCCATAAGCGAAAGCCCACGGCATATAAATCGGGAAGATAACTTCTTCTTGTGCCATCAGCACAACCTCATTGCAAAGCTTGGTCTCCACATCTTCAGCCCATTCAAGTGTCAAAGTGGTATAATCAACCAAATTTGCGGCTTGGTTGAAGTCACCCAAAAGATACTTACCGGGAAGAATACCACCATACTCGATAATCGGGCGACCGGCAATATATTTCACCCCATCAACCATTTTAACGATACCAAGATTACGTCCTGTCGTATCTTTCTCCGATTCCATACCGTTAACAGTCATTGGATTAAGAATAATGGCATTCGGAAAATACTGGGCATATGTCATTGCGGCGAAAGCTGTTTTCACTACATCTTCAGAGTTGGGTTCCTCAATGTTCTTAAAGCCGGCTTCATGAACACTGAATGTCATTTTATCCGTAGCAGTTTCAGCACCGGAGAACGCGACACCAGGAATAAGGATACGACCATCTTCCATTTTCACAAGAGCGTGTGTTTTGTTCAGTTCTGTAAGAACAGCGGCACCAGCGAACGTGATACTCATTCCATCAAGAATCAAATCCTGTGGTTCTGCAAACTCTACAATTACATCCTTATCACCGTTATATCCGGTAATAGCTTTTACAGCACCAGCAGCACCTGTAACAATGGCTGTACTAATAATCTTCTCTACAGAAGTCACCCCAGTATTATTGACAATACCAAGCAGATTCTCCCCGTTACCGTCACCAAACAAGATGTTCCAGTCTTCTGCCATCCAAACAGCTTCAGGAAGCATGTTCAAGATGTAGGAACGAATGTACACTCTTGATTTCAACATACGTTTTGAGATACGAATATGAGTACCAAGGCGCTTAGTTCCTGTCTGTATCTCTTTTACCTTGATACTTGATTCCGGTAAACGACCGTTCTCTGTTACAAAACGGGCATTGCGGTTGAAAGCATATACTTGCGCATAGGCAAGTTGAGGGTATGCAGGATCAGCAGTCAGCGTCGTTAATACATCACGCATATGCAACTTTTTGTTGGCAACCTGAGTCACAACACGTTTCTGTTGTTGAGTAATCAACAAATCACCGGTGTAATTGTCAGTCATGGAAACGACATCTTTCAAGGAGAAGCAGTCAAATTCTCCTGATTTGCGTGTTTTTCCTTCTGCGAAATCTCTGAATTTTTCAGAATCAAGCATCTCGTTCAACTTCTCATCGAACTTGTTGATAGTATCCATAGAAAGACCTTTCTGCTTCATTTTCTCGATACTTTCACCAAGAGTTTTAACTTGTTCTACAAGTTGCTCGTTGTCCTTTACCAATTGCTGGAACTTTTCTCCATCATAGGCTTTCAATAGATTATTGATGTCACCAAACTGTTTCGTTACCTCCTCCGGTGAGGCAAATCCTTCAAGTGACTTGTTAACTACTTCACACATCATGCCGGCGATGTTTTCCATGAATGTTTTCTGTTCTGCCGGCAGACCGTCTGTTTTCAGATTAAAATCTGATACTGTAAATTTTCTAATTGGCATAAAATTTAAATTTTAAGTTATTTATTCTCGAAACAGCTATTCAAACTCTTAAAATCGAGTAAAGTGCCATTATCAGCGGCTTTAATCGTTACTTCATCGTTCCCATTTTCCCCGGCATTCTTTTCTTGAGTGTCAACAGACGGCTCATTTTTTCCGGTGGTATCTTCAGAAGTGTTTTGCAGAATAGCATTCGAACGATATACTTTTCCCCAACAGTGGGGACATCTTACATAATTCATAAGGTCTTGTAGACCCTTTTGAGAAAATTCTTTCTTTTCTGATTTGACAGAATCAATAAGAGAAATTACTTGGGTTCTAATCTCCGGAGTGAGCTTCTCCATTTCTTCCCTTACAATGTCCTGTGTTATCCATCTCTGATAATCAGCAGCATAATCAAATACCTGTTGGGCAAAGGTATGCTCTGTTTCTGCATCATAATCAAATTGATGACCACAATGAGGACATGAGACAACGGCACCACCGTTGAGGCTCTTCAGTAATAAACTTAATTCCATATCGTATCCTTTTAAACGTTCATCACTATATCCATGCTGCAAGAACGCTTTCCGAACGAAATCAACAGCCTCCTTTACCTGGTCAGCAGTAGCAGACTTAATATTCACAAGGAACGTCTGGGGATTACTCCCCCAACTTGTCAATGTTGAATATTCCATCATACGCCATTCAAGCACCTTACAAGGATCGATAGAATCCCTTTTGATAGCTTTTACTCCGATAGAGTGTTCTAGGGTTCTGCCATTCTCTGCAAACAGCTTATAATCAGCCAACGTGTCACGTCCAATCTGTTTTTCAAGATTTAACTGACCGACCATAACCAAATTACCTTCTGTTTCCTTACCACTCAACGGAACACCTAACAACTGGTCTGTACGATGATTCAGGAACCAACGCATCCGACCAATATTTTCTTTCAATGTCTTATTGAATGAGCCGGGCATAGATATGTCATTTTGTGAGTCCTTCACACCGATACCGTTCACCGCAACGGTAACGATACCCTTCTCATCAACATCATTTGCCTTTGTCTTGTACTGAAGGCTTTTGATTTTCTCTTCCATCTTTTTCATCTCCACTTTTAGTGTTAAAAACTCGATTTACTTTATCCAGTTCCTCATCTGACATATCAAATTTCAATTTGTCAAACAAGGGATTTTCTATCATACTTTCACCTATTTGGGCACGCCAGTCATTGAGCGTTATAAGCCCACATGAGAATTGTTCCCGACAACGTTTATTTATATTGGTCTTTACGTCCTCGGATTCTTTCAATCCTTCCTGCAAACAATCAACATCAGAGAAATCACAATCCAAATAATATCCCCCTCCTTCAAGACCAAGGAAAGCTGTAAAATCCTTGCAGAATTGTTTGGCCATAGGAATAACAGTTGAACAATATACGCTCTTTTCAGCAGTAGCCTGATTGCTAAATGTAGACTGGTCTTTTCGCGGAACAAGAACGGCAGGGATACCATATGCTCCTGCAATATTTATTGCATCAGCCAAGGTTTCTTCAAACGGTTGTAACTCTGCAATAGAAAGATTAGTACGAACAAAGTCAATATCTGCGTCTGAAATTCCATAAGGTACCTGGCCCTTTCTTACACCATACTTCTCGAAGTTTTGCTTCAAAAGTTGTTCTTTTTCATCGTCATTTAACGCTATTGAACCGGTAGCATCCGTTTTCTTACTTACAATAAAACCTAATCCACCCCGCTTTACATAAATTACATTTCTAGCTTCATATACAGCAATTAGGTTTGATATTGGCTTATTTTGTGAATCCAAGCGACTTTTGGACTTCAAGAACATAGCCCCTGAATAGAACTCTGCACTTCCGTCTCTATCATGCCATATTTGGTATGGGGGAATTTCCAAACTACCATTCCAACCATATTCCAAACGATAACTACGAATAATATCTTCTGTTTGAGCAATACCAAACAATGGCACATTTCCATAAACCGGTTCTACAATAGTCCTATCAGAAGGTATTACCCAATAATTATCACAATACCGCCATTTTTCAGCATTAGAAAAGGCATCAGACATAGCAGCACGAATAAAACTATTCCCAGTACACAATTTATAAATATGGTGCTGATAAATCAATTCTTTCCAACGCATCAAACAATTAGGACGGCTAAGTATGCCATTCATTCGTCTGTTTGCCCATACTACACTATCATCCTTAGTTTTCTTCAATTGAAAATTAGCACCTGCAATTCGCGATGCAATATAATCGATCGGGAAAAAGACTTCAGGTATCGCACTGAATAGCGTTAGATAGTTACTGCCCGCTACAATAGGACTAGTAAGGTCCTCAATGTATGCAACTGACCATTTTTCAGCCTTGCCACTTTGAGTATCTATATCCTTATTTTCAGATGAAGAAACAATTTCAACTTCACCTTTAGTCTTAGATTTCCTTCCAAATAGATTATCAAAAATATTCATTGAGTCTCCTTTTTGAGCAAAACTAAGTAAAAAGGAAAACCGTTTTCCAAAACTCTAAAATCTTGAAATTACGAGAGTATATCAATTTTAGTATAACACATTTATTTTCAGACACATAAAACACAAATCAATTCAAACCTAATTTTACAACGAACTGCACCAACCCGCTCAAAACTGCACTGGCCTCTTTTGTTTCACTATCTTTATTATAGTCCATCAGGTTATTCATGAAGGCAACATATTCTGTATCAGATTCTACTTTTGATGCAGAAAAAAGAATACTATTTTTCACATAATCAGATGTTGCAGCAATACGCTTGTCTACATCCGGAAACTCTTTCATTACACGAATCTCCTTGTTTGTACTAGAACGGAGTTCCCGGATAAAAGGGAAATAAGCATCCGTACATTCAATTACACATGAATCAGATTCATGGGACAAAATAGAAGAACGTATATCTTCTGTTGAAGTAGTATCCATAAATACTACATCAACAACATGCCATTTATTCCCACATCTAAACGCTTGTATAAGGACAAATTTCCCATTAACATTCGGCATCACATATAGAATCTTCTTAGTGTATTTACATTCGGTATCTGGATTGAAGAAATTAATAGTGCCATTACAAGCATACAAGTTTCTTTTTCGCCGGTTACTAAACTCTATATACTGCTCACTACACAAATCCACAACGACATAGCGAAACGTATCGCAATTATGAACCAATACACCATTGGCAAAGAAACGGTGCGATACTGTCGAAATATCATAAAGGTCAGCTATTCCTCCGATTCTTAGCAATACATTTCCGTGAACAAAAGATCTTTTTAGAATATTTATTGATAATAAATTTAGTCCCACAAATTGGACAAATACGTTCTTCATTGTCCACTCCCGATAATCTACGCCATTGGCTTTTGCAATTGTTAGAACAAAATTTCGGAGCTCCGATACTGCGCGACGTATATACTTTCCCACAAACTTGACAAACATATTCTCTATACTTCCTATTTTCCATCTGTCTTTTTGCTTTCTTTGAGTGCCATTCACGTCCTGCGTCAGACTTATGCCATTCTGTTGCTTTGTCTCTGTTGTTATCCAACCCCTCTTTAATTTTCTTCCACTGATGTTCCGTATAATTGTCTGTATGAAGTTTTTCATGTTCAGAAGCAAGCATAAGAGCAAAGTTATCAATTGAATTATGGTTGTAATCACCATCAATATGGTGAACACAATAGTCTTGAGGTATTTCGCCACACTCACATAACCACATATACCGATGAAGGCTTTCTTTTCTCCATTTTCCATTTTCCTTAACCCATCCCTTAAAGTACTTGCTATCGCTTTCACGTTCACTATTTGGGTAACGAATAAATCTAAAACCGTTATATTCGACAATTTCTTTTTCCATACTTTCTCATTTTCTTTTACGATTATTTCATCTCCGACTTTCAATTCACAAGCTGGTATAAAACCTCGTTGAGTATAAACCGGATGATCAATAGTACACTTAATTATATTATCACATAAAGTTAATAAAAAATACCGAGATTTCCTACTAGTACACAATGAATTACATACATCAGATTCCCCATTTTCAATAATAACCTTATCCCCCTTCTTTACTTCTGAAATAGGAATATCTCCATGTGTTGTACTAACTAAAGTATCACTAGTAAAACATAAATGACCATGTTCCTCATAAGTCTGCAAGGTAGTTTTATTCTTGACCTTAGTTTTAAGAATGGCACCGTTAGCATCTTTCTGTACGCTCATGTAGTCCTCAATAGATACCGAACATGATTCGTCAATGTATATCTCTATACCGGGAACAGTACAATCAAAAATGGCATTAATAAACTCACCGGTCATGGCAACACTCGGATTCTTGTTGCCTACCTTATCTTCAATCTCGAATCCTTCTTTCTGCAATGTATCTATGAATAAGTCCATCCAGGAACGCTTCTCATCGTCAATGCTGTTTGCCGCTTTCGTTGATGCATCACCATGTACATATAACCTATCAGAATATTGGATAGATTTCAGATACTTTGCAACAAGTTTGGAAGCTTTCTTTACTGTATTGTTGGGGCTTTCAGCACACGTTTCATGGAATTGCCAAACCTTGGTACCAGTTGTGAAATCGACCTGCCAATATGATACGCTGATATACGGAAGCACGTTGTTATCGACAGAGATATGAATAGGTAAGTCCGGAACATACTTATGCTCACCGGAATGTTTGCCACGATTGAAGGAACCGAAGAACTCACTACCGGTACGAATGACACCCCATTCTCCCAATGCGTACACATTGTAATAGTCCGGATCGTGAACTCTATCATACTCAAAGTCGGCAACACATTGCTCATCATAGAAACCATACGCACCGTCAGGACTACCGACCACCCAAAAATTATTCAAATAGGTAGATTGGATAATAACTGTATTAGGTGCCTGTTCCTCGATTTGCTTAGTACGAAGATTAAGTATTTGCCTGGGTGCATTCTTCTTTACGGATTTGACCTTGGTAAGTTCTTTCGGCAACTCTTTGCCGGCAATGGTAACCGTCATCGGTACATCATGCCATTTATCTTTATCAATAAACTCTTTCTTTATCCAATGGCTTTCACTAATCGGGTTGAAGGTACAAATAATCTGCTGCCCTTTCTTACCACGCAAACGCTTACGTAGCTGCTTGAAATCCGGATGCTCGAACTCTGACCATTCCTCTAACTGAACTCGCTTATAGTTAGAGATACCTTTTATCTTCTCCGGATCGTCAAGACCGGAGAAATCTATCTTCGCACCATTTACCAGACATTTAATAGTATTCTGTTGAAATTTGAACAAATGGGAGATGCCAAGACCGATCGCAGCGACCTTATAATCTTCATAAATGGTTTTGAGAATAGAAGCTCCTACCTTACGCATGACAAGAGTGTTCTCACCATCCTGTAATGTCTGTATCAGTATTGTTTGTGCCACACTATACGACTTACCGGAAGATGAACCTCCATAGAGAATGATAAAACGGATAGTCTCATCATTCAAGTACTTCAATAGATAGAATCCGTTAGGATTTAGCTTCTTATAATTTATAACCATATTGTTCTAAAAGTAAGGTTTCTCCGTAGGATGAATACCGGATTTTGCAGTTCAAATTGTTCTATTCTTCCGAATTCTCATTATCTTCAAATCCGATACGAAGTTCACCGACTTTATTTCCGTCTCCACCTTTGATGTTGACATTCTTATCGGCTTCCCATCCATTCCAGGCACCAAGAATCCGGGCGGCTTCTGTCTTGCCGTTGAACTCATAATTAACCACTCCTCTATTATTCTGAATCTTCTTCAACGCATTACGGGCACGCTTTGGAAGTTGGGACGGACTTCTCATCTTTGTTTTCCCGGTAACAGGGTCTACATAATGTAAATCATCGGGATCAGCGAGTACAATATCCATTAATACCTTCTCGACCGTTTTCCTCTCTACTTCAGTCTCTTTCGCCCTCTGTTGCTTAATCTCACTTATCCTTGCACTAACCTTGCTATTGGCTAACAATCTGCTAGCAGCACTCCAAATCGTTTCAGGTTTCATCTTTGACGCATCATAAGACATCCTATATGCTTCACTAGCATTACCTTCTGTATCAACGTAGTATTTACAGAATTTCTCTTGCTTGAATGTTAATGGTTTCTCTTGCTTTCCCATATCATTTGTTATTTATTCCTACGAGAAAAAGAAGCTGCTCTCTATCCTTTAAAAGCTCATAGGTGGCAAGCAGTGTGCTGCCAGTTGTTAATATGTCATCATACACTATTATTTTCTTTTCCTTTATCGGACGAAGAAGAAAGAATTCTGGATTCAATCTATCTTTAGTTAGGCACTGGATTGCATTCTCATAGAATGGTATTTTCACCGCCCCCGCAATTTTCGTACAGATAGAGGTTGAAAAATGAAAGCCCTCGTTGTGTCTCCGTCGCGGTGTGGTGACTATACACCATCCTTCATATCCCCCTACTATGAAGCGGTGGAGAAACTCACACGCTCTCTCTGCAAAGAATGATGCAAGTTCCTCCGACTGTTTAATTTCTGAAAAGCTGGTACCAGTCTTGGAACGAGTGAACTGGGAGATGTAATAGATATCACCCTTTTTATGAAGTGATACCTTTTCTTTCAGATCACATAACCGTTCCTGATGAGACCAGCTCTTACATTTCACCGCTTCCGGCTTATCCCAGTCATCAATACGACATATCTTTCCCTTTCTTTTCATCAAAAATCTTCTTTACTCCATCCTCGACAGATGTATAAGACAAAGGTACTAAATAGATATCCCGGTTCACCGACTGCTCTAAATTGTCAAAATCCCGTTTTTCATTAATTAGCTCAATTTCAAGCGGTTTGTAGTATTCTACTAAAGAAGCAAAATACATAGTAGTCACAGGTTGGACGTTACAAATATTGATAAGCTGCCGGTTACAGCCCACCGAATAGATAAGCCCCTCAATGACATCATCTATGTAAGTGAAGCACCGGATATTCTGACCACAGTTGTATAATGACACGTTTTCCTTTTCCATCAGGAACCAGAGAAGAGTTCTTTTTCGCGGATTAGGTCCATATACATTATGCAGCCGGCACCCGGTCGCAGCCTTACAATAGATAGATGCATACTGTTCATCGAAATACTTGCTTATTCCATACATAGAAGTGGTATTCTCCGGATTAGCCGTTGACGAACTGGCATATATTAACTTCACATGATTTTGATTGCAAGCATCAGCTACTCGCATGAAAGTATCAATGTTATCCTTCCTGATCTGTTCCAGGTTTCCATTAAACACACTAGTTTGCGCCGCCAAATGGAACACACAATCAATACCCCCATTTTTCAGGAGCTCACATACTTTTGTGGCTTCAGTACCAGACTTTCGATCAAGTCCTATGACTTCAACACCTCTTTTTGTCAATTCGCGGCAAAGGGCTTTTCCTATAAACCCCTCACTGCCGGTTACAATCATTTTTCTCATCATCACAAAAACTAAAGGTGCATCTTGTTTAAAGACACACCTAGGTTCAACATAAAATCCTAAAGATTAAATCTTATTTTTGAAAATACTCCCTACACTTAAAACCCTTTCTAGGAGTAAAGTCTTTAAATTCACAGCTTCTAAACACCCACTTCTTATCAGCCCATCCGGCTAAATCCTTTTGCCATTGAGGAATAATTTGACGTGGATTATTCAAATCCCTATAAGGCTGGCAATGCGGTAAGAACCGACCGCCTTTCACTCTCCAATGATTTACTCGGGTAAATGCTTCCTTGAAGTCATTCAATAAAATACAGTAGAAGAAGTATTCACCCTTATAGCCATATTTATCAATCAAAGCCGTAGCCCGTTCACATTCCGCGATTTGTCCCGGTGTATCACAACCGAATCGTATACGCTTTATCCATTTCACCTTTGCAAGCAACCGGGCTATATCATCCGTTACCAGCCGGGCATCTAATCCCTGATTAAAGTCAACCCGCACGCCCATGGAGATTATTTTTTCAATCTGCTGTAACCCGTACTCAGATGCAAGTACGTTGTTATCCAT